TCGGGCCGCTTCGTGCCGTGGTTCGGGGCTGGCCTGTGTGGCCACCTGCGCGGCGTGGCCGTGGACACGTCGGCCCTGCGCATCGCGCCAGAGCTGGGCGATGGGCGCGCCCTGATGCGGGCCAGCAATGAGAGCGACTTTGACCACATCGTGGCCGAGGTGCTGGACGACATTCCGGCGGACTATGTCACCAATGCCGCGCTGAAGCGGCGGCTGGCCAATGCCCTGATCGCCGCCGGGGAGATCGACAGCATCCGCAATTGGTGGGTGCGGGCGCAGGACATCCTCAAGCGGCCCAACAGCCGGGGGTGGATGCGGATGAAGGTTCGGCAGGTCACGGGCGGCGGCACGGGCGCGCGGCGATCCTTGGAGACGGTCTACTACCGCGTCCGCGGGGCTGGATCACTGGGCGACGCTGGCGTGGTCCGACCGCGCCGATGCGCTGTCGCGGTCCAGCGACACCAACGACATCGCGTCGCGCGTGGATCGCGGCCTGCGTGAGCATGGCATCCACGGCGTGACTTGACGGGTGGTGGCGGGCGTGTCAGCATCGGCCCATGCTGCACTCTAAGCCTGCCGCAAAAGGGGGTGATCGTGTATCTGGGAGGGCCGCGCAGGCAACTGCGCGGCCCTGTCTTTTTGGCGTCACACCATCCCAATTTGAGATGGTGTTACCATGGCATTTTGGGGTGTGTTGGTGTGTCGGTGCGCAGCGGTGTTAGCGCACCATATCGGTATCGTGCCGTCACACCATCACACGGTGTTGGGCCGCCGTCACACCATAGCGGCGCGGGTGGTGTTACCCTGCTAAGTGCTTGATCCATAAGGTTTTATTCGATAGGGTAACACCATCACACCATCCTTGGACTAAGTATAGATGGAGGATATAAGAGTAAGATGTAGAAATACTGATATGGTATATTGTATCTGTATAGGATGGAGCGGGGGGGTATGGTGTGATGGTGATACGACTGCCCCCGGTTGGCCCGCCAGCCCGCGTCAGTCTGGGATTGATTGGGCGCGCGGCGGGCGGCCCGCGCCGGGGGTGCCGATCACGGGCCGCAGCACACGGGCCGCAGCTCGCAGCTTGCAGCTCGCAGCTTGCAGCTTGCAGCACACAGGTCGCGGCACGAGGGTTGCAGCACACAGGTCGCGGCACACAGGTCGCGGCACACAGGTTGCAGGTCCGACGTACCGCGCCGACCTCTCTGTGAGACACGCCGCCGCTCGCCCGCGCGTGGGGGATCGCGCGCTGTGCGTCAATACACAATCGCCTATGTCATGTGCGCTGATGTGCAGGTCAGCCTGATCGAGATACCAGCATGGTATCGCATAACGTGTGACGTTTAGCTAAGTGCTTGATAACACAGGGAAACGTCTAAGCGTCCACATAACATAATAGGGATTATCGGATCTTATCCGGGACCGCGCGCTGGGCTGGGGGGGAGCGGGAGAGGCCCCCCCGGGGGCGGGGGGTTAAGGGCGGGGCCTGCATGTGCAGCCTGACGCGCATCTGACAGCTAAACCCTGAAAAAATTTTTTGCAACCCCGCACGTCGCACCTGATACGAAAAAGGTGTCCGCCCCCACCACGCTTGCCACGCGGCCCCCGCCGCAGTATGCTGCACCGCGACACGGACCTAGGGGGTTTACCATATGGCGGGCAAGGCCTTACGCAAGCGCGTCTTCGCGGAAATTGAGGCGCGCGGCGGCGCGGAATATTTGCAGGACTACATCGCCGAGGGCGGCACGGTTCTGGATCTGGCCACTGAGCTGGGCTGCAGCCGCACCTACCTGAGCCGCCACCTGAATGCGCATCCCGAATACAAGACCGCGCTGGACGACGCGCGGCGGGAGAGCGCCGACAAGCTGGCCGACGAGGCGCTGCAAATTGCCGATTCGCTGGCGGACGACGTGGAGGTGACGCGCGAGCAGATCGCCGTGGCCAAGGAGCGCATCGACGTGCGCAAGTGGCTGGCGACGGTCAACCACCCGGATCGCTACCAGCAGAACCGGAACGGGCCGACGGTGGTGCTGAACATCAACCAGTTGCACCTCGACGCCCTGCGCAAGACGCGCACGGGTGTGACCATCGACGCAGCGGCTATTGGCGGGGGTGACGACGCATGAGTGCCGACAATCCATTCGTGGCGATGATCGAGCGGTACGGGTCCAGCGAGGGCGGCCCGGTGCTGTTCGTGCGTGAGATCTTGGGGGCCGTCCCGGAGGCGTATCAGGAGGATCTGCTGCGGGCGGTCGGGCGCGGCGAGCGCAAGATCAGCGTGCGGTCGGGCCACGGCACGGGGAAGTCCACGACACTGAGCTGGGCGATGATCTGGTTCGTGCTGTTCCGCTTCCCGTGCAAGGTGGTCGTGACCGCGCCGACGACGGCCCAGCTCTACGACGCACTGTTTGCGGAGATGAAGCGGTGGCTGAACGAGCTGCCGGAGGCGCTGCAGGTGTTGCTGGAGGTCAAGACCGACCGCGTGGAGCTGACGGCAGCGCCCAGCGAGGCATTCATCTCGGCGCGGACGAGCCGGGCGGAGCAGCCGGAGGCGCTGGCGGGCGTCCACAGCGACCACGTCCTGCTGGTGGTGGACGAGGCGAGCGGCGTGCCGGAGCAGGTGTTCGAGGCGGCCAGCGGCTCGATGTCGGGCCACAGCGCGATCACGATCTTGGCGGGCAACCCGACGCGGACGAGCGGCACGTTCTACGAGACGCACACGCGGCTGGCGGGCCACTGGTACACGCTGCACTGGTCCTGCATCGACAGCCCCCGCGTCAGCGACGCATTCGTGGACGAGATGAAGCTGCGCTACGGCGAGGACAGCAACGCCTACCGCATCCGGGTCTTGGGCGAATTCGCGCAGGGCGATGACGACACGATCATCCCCCTGCATCTGGCCGAGGCGGCCAAGACGCGCGACGTGCGGCTGTCGGCAAACACACGCCCGATCTGGGGCTTGGACGTGGCGCGATTCGGCAGTGACCGCACGGCGCTGTGCAAGCGGTACGGGGCGGTCGTGACCGAGGTGGAGACGTGGAAGGGTCTGGATCTGATGCAGACCGTGGGGCGCGTCAAAGCGCAGTTTGATGGGATGCTGCCCAGCGAGCGGCCCAGTGAGATCTTGGTGGACGTGATCGGGCTGGGGTCTGGCGTGTACGACCGACTGCGCGAGCTGGGCCTGCCCGTGCGCTCGATCAACGTCAGCGAGGCCCCGGCATTCGGCAACACCTACAACAACCTGCGCACGGAATTGATATTCCGATTCCGGGGGTGGCTGGAGCAGCGCGGGTCGCGCCTGCCCGACGACCCAGAGCTTATTGCAGAATTGACCTCGATCAGGTATAGTTTTGCCAGCACGGGGAAGATGAAGGCAGAGGGCAAGGACGACATGCGGCGGCGCGGGCTGAAATCTCCCGACAAGGCCGACGCGGTATTCCTGACATTTGCCGGGGACGCGGCAACCTCGCTGGGGTCGCCCACCTCGAATTGGTCTAAGCCCATCAAGCGGGGCCTCAAGGGGATCGCCTGACGGGTTTTCAGATGTCTGCGCGCCGCCGCGCCCCTCCCTCGCAGCGGCGCGCGACACAATTGAAGGCAAAGGATAGTCTGGTGGAACCTCAGTATTCACTTCTGGATCTCGACCCTGCGTCTTTCATGGGCGCGCTTGACGAGCTTGGGGTTTCCGGGGAGCAGCGCGATTTTCTAATCCGTGAAAAACGCAAACGCGACAGCGTCGTGGGCGGTCTTATGGATTTTGGCGCGGTACCAGAAGGCCAGAAACGGGCGTCCATCTTGCCCATGATTTCCCCGGAAGGCATGAGCGGATGGGATGCCCTAACGAGTGGGCAAGCGCAGCTCGCGCTGCCGGGGATGGTGACGGGCGCTGTCGAGGGTGCAGCACGAGCGCTGGATCTACCTAGGGCGGCCTATGATCGGCAGATCCCGCCATCGGATATGGCAGGCGAAGCACTTAATCTTGCAGGTACACTTTCCTTAGGGGGAGGGGCAGCGGCAGGGAAAGGTCTGTTTGACTACGACCCCACTACAACACGGATTTTTGCGGGTCCAAGGGCAGCCACGGCAGATAAAGCAGCGTATGGAA